GTACCTTTGTGAAAGATGGTCAACCAGCCTACGAGCGTGTGACTGTCAAACTGGAATCTCTGGATAATATTCAGAGCGACACCCTCAAGCTCACCGTCCTTGAAGACGGGGCTAAAGTGGATTTCACCACCACTTTCACACTGTAACTTGAGAGGGGCGAAAGCCCCTTTCTCTTGCAAAATCCTCCCTCCTGTGATAGAATAATAGTTCGTAAAACAAAAGGAGGCAAAATTTGCTGATACGAAACTTTGTAACAATTGCGTTACTATCATTAACTGCTTTTACATTTACACCTGTAATCGGCGTTGCCGAAGCTGCAAACGTAAAGACCGCTAAAGTAGTCCACAAGTGTACAAAGCGAGATACGAAAGAAAATCTTTTAGCTTGTGCAATGTACGCAGAGAGCCGTAACCAAGGAAAGAAAGGAATGGCTGCTGTCGGTAATGTTGTTCTGAATCGTGTTAACGATCCCCAGTTCCCTAAGACCGTCAAAGGTGTTCTCTTCCAACCAGGACAATTCTCATACACGTATAAAGGCGCATTTAATGTCGTCGAAAAGGACAGATGGCAAGAGGCAAAGCATATTGCTGATCGCTTAATCTACCTCGATAAGAACTTCCCCGAAGCTCGTGATGCAACAGATGTAACGAAAGGGGCTAAGTATTTCAAAAAGAAGAATATCCGTACCCATTGGGAGAAGGATATGATCTTGGTGTACCGTTACAAGGAACATCAATTCTATATACCTAAGAGCTAAGGAGAAAATATGCAGGATAGACATGTAGTGGTGGCGAGTTATTTGATGATTGGACTCACTGAGGAGGATGCTCTGTACATCCGTAAACACCTCGAAAGTTATGGTCAGATGTTCGTAGAGGAAGATGAGAACCCAAACGTGTTTCACGTAGAGGTTATTCACGACTCTATCTATCCTTGCATAGCTCTCAAGGTTGATGCAGAGGTGTGGGAACGTTTTTCACGATCTCACGACATGGTAGAACTCAGTGCTACGATGGCACAGAATAACATCCTGGGAGCAGTACATTGATGGCAGATATCATCGAAGTTAATTTTCGCACTAAGAAACGTATTGAGAAGTACACAATCTTGAAAAATGTTTGCGTTGTGTGTTTCAACAGTGTAATCTATGACTCTCGTCGGGAAGATAATTCCCCGTATATTGAACTTGAAAAGAACAAAGGCAATTGTATCTGTAAAGATTGTGCCGTAGCCATTAAGGAGGTTGTTGATGCAAACGAATGGGACAAATGATGTAGAGGTGTTTGATGACCTGACTCAGGTGACAGACGAGAAGCTCTTGAAGCTGCGCGATGTGGCTGGTGATCATCTCCAGGAGACTTTCACAGAGTACATGGCTGCACGAGATCGTTCTATTGCCATTCAGTTGGAGCTACAGAATCGTGGCATTGTGAAGCCTAAAGATTAATAGGCAATACCGATTGGACATTTGTGCTGATCGGTGCTAAATTAACATTACAGGAGGGAGAAATGATCTTCCACATTACTCCCTATCTTTCTGGTGATATCGGCAAAGGCATCAACGATACCATCCGTGAACTGCCGGAAGATAGTTGGATTTGCTTGAGGGATATCGACACGATGTTCCTACTACCAGAACAACCGATGTGGCTTGAAACCCTCGTCCGTTCTAACCCAGAGTATGATGTTATTGGTGCATCATGCAACCGCCTGGGATCTACTTACCAATTATTCGGTAACGAAATCAGTGACGATTCAGACATACGCAATCACATAGAAATTGCGAAAGCAGCCCGAACAGCCTGGGGCAATAGCATTGAAGATGTTCCTCTGGGAGTACCACTTGCAGGATTCTTCTTATTATTCAGGAAGAGTTTGTGGCAAGAAATTCCATTCGAAGAAAGATCTATTCAATTCGATTTAATCTTCTCTAATACTCTACACGCAGCAGGAAAGCGATTAGGAATCATGCGAGGAATGTATCTGTTCCATACTTATCGTCTTGGAGCAATCGATCCACGTAGAGCCATTTCGCATCTCATTCACTGCCAGGATATGGAGAAGGTAATATGATTGATAATTTAAGGAGGATGTTAAACATGCTTGTTCATAAGCCCCGCTTATATTGTGATAACAAGTTAGGAAGTGGGTGCGACTATCACCGAGTGGTGATGCCTTTTGCTGATAATAAATTCAAACCAAAAGAGAATGTACTGGTATTCAACCGTATCTATTCTCGTGGTGCAGAAGAGGTTCGCCGTCTGAAAGAGCGTGGTGTTAAGGTGGTAGTAGATTTAGATGACTTCTATGAACTTAACCCTGAACATTACCTGGCAAGCGTGTTCACAAGTCACACACAGAACATCATTGACATGGTGAAATTAGCAGATGTTGTTATCGTCACCACTGAATATCTGGCTTACAAGGTAAGGCCACTGAATAGAAATGTGGTGGTTATCCGTAACGCACTGCCTTTCGACACTGGTCAGTTTACCCTGAGTGAAGATAAAGAGTCAGACACTCCGTTGATATGGGCGGGTGGTGCAAGTCACTATCCTGATCTATCTCTTGTCTCGAACAGTTTTGATGATGATTTGTTAACAATTGCCGGATATGAAGAGCACAAGTCTGCTCCTGCTGGTAGTCATCAGCAATTGACAACTGCCGAGTGGAGAAAAGTCAGACGTAAGCTACCGAATGCACAATACAAACCAGCAGTACATCATTTAGGCGAGTATATGTCGGTGTACGATGGTCATGCCGTAGCTATTGCTCCCCTGGTTGATAATGACTTCAATGCTTGTAAAAGCAACTTGAAGATCCTGGAGGCAGGAGCTAAGGGACTACCTATCATTTGTTCTAAGGTGTTACCATATTATAATCCGGTGGATGCTAACGTGGTGTTTTATGCTGAATCCCGCGCAGAATGGCACTACGAGGTGGTGAAACTTCTTCGTAATCCAAACTACGCAGAGGATCGTGGTTTAATGCTTGCAGAACACGTCAGAACACATTACAATCTTGATGATGCAAATGAATTGCGCCGACAAGTGATCGAAAGTTTATAAGGAGTTCTATGCCTAACATTGTGCTTGACACACGCAACGGACATAATTATAGTGTCTGTGATTTCCATAGAATTATCCTTCCATACAAACGAGCGCTCACCATTAACCCACAACACAATATCTTCGTGTTCAATGGTGTGCCTACTCGTGGGAAGTCAGGATTCCTGGCTCTCAAACAACTTGGTTTCAAAATGGTTATGGATCTTGATGACTCCCTACATATTCCAGAAGGACATATGCTTGAGGACTTGTTTGATACCCGTATCCGTGATGACCTCAAGTGGTTTTTGGAACGGAGTGATTTGGTAACAACAACTACTCCGGCTCTCCAGAAAGAACTCTCAGAATATAATGACAACGTGCATATCGTGCCGAATGGTTTGCCTTTCGATGAATGGCAATTCACCATAACAAAGGATCGTTATTCTAAGAGTCCATTGGTGTGGGCTGGCAGTGAAACCCATAAACATGACTTGGCAATCCTACCGCCCCTCGGTAAGATGCTAACACTCTGCGGATTCCGTAGAGACAAAGAAGAGCTAAGTAGCTTGCAATGGACATTGATACGAGAAGATATTCAACCTGATTGTATCTATGAAGGTGTCAGACCATACGCCACTTACATGGAATCGTATGACGGTCATCAGATTAGCATTGCTCCGCTTGTAGACAATCCTTTCAATAATGCAAAAAGCAACCTCAAGATTCTTGAGGCTGGAGCCAAAGGCTTACCGTTGATTTGTTCTCCTCGTGAGAATTATTTCACCGAAGAGTTTAAGGATCTGGTTTACTTTGCTGATTCATTATCTGAATGGAAAGACCTGGTGGAATACTTAGTAGAGTCTCCAGATATTTGTGTTGAAAAGGGAATGGCCTTAGCCAAATATGTACGTGCTCAATATAGTATTGATGCATTAAACGAGACTCGTAGATTACTTATTGAGAGGTTGTAATGAATACATTCGATTTTGAATATAACTTGCCGTCCGGCACTCCTGTAATTGTCGAAGTAGATTTCTTCTACGAAGAACCAAATCCATTATCTCGCGAAAGTGATTGGGATTTCTACGGTGGACTGATCATTGATGATGTTCGTGTTTATGATGGAATGGAAGAAATATCCAACGTAAGTATTACAGGTGCAGAAATAGCTTTCCAATTTAAGAAATACAAGGAAGACTTGGAACTTAATTATGTAATGGAGAGCAACGAATATTTTTAACAGGAGAAACCAGTGACACATGTTGTAAATAAGTACGGCTTTAATATTGATTTGAGTCGAGAAGGTCACACTGGTTGTCCACGTTGTATGAAGAATGGTAGAGATCGTTCACAGAATAACTTGATGGTATATGGGTTAGATAGTGGCGGTGAGCACAAAGGAGCACACTGCTTCTCATGCGAATTTACCATTCCGAGTCAAGAATGGTTGGATGAACACGGTGAAGAAATTGAAGAGGAGGATATCTTGGGAAGCGAGTTCAACCCACAAATTCATGATAAACTGAAAGAACAAACCGGAACAAACCCACGAGGCTATCGTGGAATCCGAGAAGATATTTCAAAACCCCTGGGTGTACGTTATGGTTACGATGCTGAAACAGGCAATGTGACAGACACATATTATC